TTCTATTTTTTTCATTGTTTTCATTTTATTATTTATTTATTATTATTTATTTAGTTGTTATTAATTAATACTTCATTCTCTTTTCTAAATTTTAGTATTTCATTGTGTATTTTTTGTAACTCACCAATTTGACCACCACAATCAACAAACCATTTTGGTAATTCAAATTTGTTATTATCAGTATGATAAACACACATACTAACTTTCCATATATCCTTAAAATTCAAATCTGTTTTATATAATACTTCCACAATCAAATTCATTGGAGTTATATATTCTAATATTTCATCTTTTGAAGATTCTACTGAGAATATTCTTTGTTCTTTATATTTATTATTCTTAATTAATTCCATACACTTTTTATTTGGATCATCTGATTCATACATTTCCTTATTGTAGGTTACTATACATTCTAATTTGTGAGTTGTTGTTTTTGTGTTTTTCATTGTTTTTGTTTTTAATTGTTTATTTTTTTTAATATAATTATTGGTTTTGTTTGTTTGTTTTTTAATTATACTCTAATATAAGAATTCGGTAATTCTAACTTTTTTCTAATACTGATTTAGTATAGAAAGTTATATGTTTCTTATAATCTAAATATTCTTCTTCTCTTAACTCTTTTTTTATCTCATCATCATACATTTCTCTAACATCATATTTAAGTGTTTCTACATCATATCCCCTTTTTTCAAATTCTCCATTATTAATTAATTCACTTATATAATCTTTTAATAAACTTTTATAATCTTCATCATAACTCATTAATACACTTCTTTCTAACCATCTAATATCATTACCCTTTCCATCTTTATAGATTAAATAACCTTCATCATAATATTCTGAATTTATTTGAATGTTATTAAACTCAAATACTCTCATCATTCTATTTTCTTCTATATAATCTTTTATTACTTCTACTTTATAATCAATATCATCTACATTTTCTTCTATATAAAATTGTAGTATTTCTTTTGTATTGGTTTCATCATAATTTGTATTCTCAATCTTATTTAATTTATCAATATTTACTTTTTCTAAACTTATTGAATCTGTAATTCCACATTGATTTCCACTTTCAGATAATTCTCCATCATCAATATGTTTTCCATTTGATTTATAGTAAAAGTTTGAAAATATTAGTTTGTAGTTGTTTGATTTGATTTTAATTTTTTTCATAGTAATAGTGGTTTAATTGTTTATTATTAATTTATTTTTTTGATATAATTATTGTTTTTTTTGTTTGTTTTTTAATTATACTCTAATATAAGAATTCGGTAATTCTAACTAAACACTACTATTTATTTAGTATAGAAAATAACACTATATTTGTTTATATAATTACAAAAGAATAGATATGGAGATTAAGAAACTTAGTTGGTTACATCGTTATCAGTATGATAACTTACCCAACTCATATAAAGAGTTAAAAAAAGAATTCAATACACTAAACACACTTCTTAATAGGAAGGTTAAGAGAAGTGATAAAATAAAGAATGAGATTGTTGAGTTAAGAGATGAAATTAGATTACTTCACACCCAACACAATAGTATATTTAAAAAATTAGAATTCATCAATAAAAACTACACCCCAAATTCATATCTAACAACATATCAAAAAAACAACAAAGGAGAATATGTTCAATTAATAGTTAAATATTTAGGTGAAACAAAATCAATTTATTTAGGAAATAAAGAGAAGATTATTAAAACATTTGAAGATTATATTCCATCTTTAAATGAAAAAAATTATAAATATAAAGTTGGTAAATATTTAGAACCAATTATTACAACACACTTCATTCAATTAAATGATCCTAAATCTTTTTTAAGAAATTCATATAAGTTGATAGATATTGTTGAAGTAATAAAAGTGAAATAATTTCATTCATATCTTATATTCATCTTCTCATATTTCTGTGGTTACCATAAACTTCCTTCGTACCTTTATACTGATACGTTAGATTTAAATAATTTAAAAATAAGGGTCCATCATAAAGATATGAATGGTTTTTCAGTAGACCACATATTTTATATGAAGTTTTTGAATTTCTGTACACCTAATACAAAATGAATAACAGAAGTTATATTTTTTAATTCCCTATTCAACATTTTTAATATTTCTACACTATCCTTTTCTTTTACAATAAAGGAATCAAACATTGATATATATTTTATATTCTTATCCATTAATTTTCTTCTACAAACATCCATTAATTCATTTTCTAATCTGTGTAAAATGAAAGATATATTTGTGTGTTTTGTATATTTTTTCTTTCTTCCTTTTCTTATTGGAAACCATTTTTGAAGATTGATATCTTTTAAATCATTAATTAATTCATAACCATCTTCACCAAAAAATAATTTCTCTAACTCATCTATATTATATCCTTTATAATTAAAGTTTTTTCTGAATCTTATTGTATTACTATTTAATATATAATTTGTAAATTTTTTATATTCATTTCTATCACTACCATCATTAAAACAACTCTTCATAAAACCATAAAAATCATTATACTCATCTATTTCCTCATTTTCACTCCAAAAAACTCCATCATTCTCAAATATTAGTTTATGTTTTTCTAAAAAACCTTTACCCAAACTATAATTACCTTTTATGTTTAGTTTATTTCTAATATCACTTATAAATTTATTTTTACAACTACTATTATTTAACTCAACTATCAAATAATATAAACAACTTATATGTGATCCCTTAATATCTAATTCAACACACACCTCATTATCTATTTTAATAAATTTTCTATATTCTTTTATTACTCTACTATATAGATTATACAATCTTTCACCAAATTCATCTCTATTAAATTGTAAAAACTCATAATCACTCTTTTTAATATTATATAAATCTTCTTTTAACGTTTGGTAACGATTTTGTATTTGTATTTGATATTTTTTCAACCATTCATTTCTATTATTAAAATTGTTTTCAATCTTTATTATTTTCTTTTTCCCCATCCAACTCCATAAACTCTCATTTTGTAACTCTGAAATTTTATTATTAATTCTTAACTCAACTATCTTATCTAAATCCTCAATAACTACATCAGAATTTTTACAACAATTCATTTCATACTTTACAAATTCATCTACTACATTTCCAAATTCATCTTTATTATCAATCTCATACATTTTTTGTAATCCATTTTTTCTTCTTTCTAACCACCTATTTAAAACACCATATTCAATTTTAATTCTTTTCTTTTTACAATCATAAAAATTTTGATTCATTTTAAAATGAGATAATTTTTTTCTATAATCATATTTATTATTTCCTTTAGATATATGAGTAATTAAATCATTATCATTTAAAAATTCTATTAAATCCTTATAATAATATTTCCCTAATATTCCTTCAATAATTTTATTACTAATGTAAACTTCTCTATACTCTTCATCTTTAATCTTTCTCAAACTAACTCTATATACATAATCTAAAAATTTACATATTCTCCATTTTCTACTATTATCAAAATCTAATTTTTCTATATCACTAATACTGAAGTATTGAAATTCATATATCTCATATACCTCATCATTTATATAATCTTTATACTGTTTAACTTTCATAATTTATAATAATATAATAATAATATTAAATAATATATTATACCGATAATTTTATACAAAGAAACTAAATACTTTTAGAATCTGTGTTTTAAACAAAAACATACCAAAATCGATACAGTATATGAGAGGTTAGAGGTAATTAATTTAAACACATTTAAAACACATAATATCACATAATACTATATATAAATAACCAATATTATCTCAAAACATATAAAATGGTAAAAAACTTAGTAAAACTGATAGTTTAAAATGAGTGTATTTAAGAGATAAAACTTATTAATCAATACCATATATCAAAATATAATTTGAGTGGTTAAAATATAATATTAAACACATTATTATAAATCTTCATACACCATAATATTAGATATATTACTTTCAAAAGTTCGTTCAATTCTATTTTCTCTAATCTTTCCTTTTTTATAGATAGAGTAGATATAGTTGTTTTTTAAAACTGAATTTGTTCTAACACTTCTATATCCTTTTTCATAAAGTATATAACTTATTCTTCTATAACCTAATCCTTCAACTTCTTTCAGTCTTTTAACTTCATCATATAGTTTTTGTTGATACTCATTATAGTGTGATGTTTTGGTCAAATTCGAAGTTTTAAATGAAAGAGTAAAGTTTAATACTAATGAATTATATTTGTCTGTATAAGTAGTAAAACGATCAAAACCCTTACTGTTAGACCATTCCGTTACGGTGGAGTAGTCTAAGAGTAGAGGTTTTTCACCACTCTTTTTATTTAATTCATAGTGTATTTTTCTAACATTAATGTCATTGATTTTAGATAGTTTTTTACCCTTTTTTATCTTATATATATCTTTACCAATTAATTCACCTCTATCTTTAACAATGTTGAGTTTAAAGTGAATTTTGATATTATGAGTATTATTATTTTCATTCCAATCTACATCAATTCTTTCTACAAAATCATTAACAAATTTCCGTTTACCCTCAAAATCTTTAATCTTACATATTTTATTAAAATGTTGTGTAAAAGGAGTAAACCAATCTTCCCATATGTTACTATTCTCTAATAATTCGTTCTTTAATTTAAATTCCTCAATTTCAGTAGTAATTTTTTTCTCCTCATTATCAATAATATTTAATATTGTCTGTAACTGAACATCACTTATTTTAGATATAACATTCTTACCAATATTTTCACCTCTTTTTACCTCAATATCCTCTAATTTCCTAACTCTAACTTTAATTTTATTTAGGTTACTTTTTATTTTCTTCTTAGTATTTCCTTCATCATACTCTTTAGGTAAATTATTAGTTCTAAATTCTTCTCTAATTAACTCACTATCCTTAAATGTGTTTAATATTCGTAACCAAACAATTTCCTCTAAACCTACTCTATGTACTGATTTTTTATGTTCACATTTAACAGTTCTACTATCTCTCCAATTTTCCTCACTACTTACACACCTATATGAATTTTCACCTTTTGAATCAGTTTGTCTACCCCTCATCATAACACCACAACCACCACAATAAATTAATCCTTTAAATAAGAATTTGTAAGTATTTTTTTGATTCCTAAATCCATTTCTATTTCTAAATTGTTTTTGAACTTCCTCATATAATTCTTTACTAATTATAGATTCACATTTAAATTTGTGTTTGTAGGTTAATCCTCTATCTCTACAATATTCTTTTGATTTACCTTTTAATCCCTTTACTTCATAATCCTTATAACCAATATAAAATGTGTTCTTTAAAATAACTCTAACTGAATTTGGATTCCAATGAGATTGGTTTCGTTGTGTTTTAATACCAATCTTTTCTAATCTTTCACAAATTTTTTGAGTAGATAATCCTTTACTACTCCACTCATACATTTTTTTAACCCATTTTGAATTTTTTTCATCTTCAACAACAAATCCATCAACTGTTTTTAATCCTAATGGTACAGTTCCTCCCCACCACTTACCTAAATCTAAATTTTTACGTTTTCCCATCAATCCTTTTTCAAATCGTTGATGGTTTTCAAATTCATTAACTAACGACAATACCCCAAATAATAATTTATCCATCTTATTATCGAAGTTATATTTTTGAGTATTTAAATATAAATCAATCCCATTCTTATAAATAATCCCTTTTATTAACTGAGAAACTTCATCATTTCTACTTAACCTACTTAAATCCCAAACCCATATATTTTTTGTAATTCTACTTCTCCAATTATCCATTATAATATTAAGTAGTTCTCTTTTTACCATCTCACCAATATCCTCATCATCATCAACAAAATCATCTCCACTTTTACCTTCTTCTCTCCAAACAATTATGTACTTATAATTTGTTATATTTTTTCTACAATAACTAATTCCTAATTCCATTTGATTATCTAACGATGTATTCGTTATTTGATCAACAGTTGAAACTCTACAATAAACATTAAAGGAATCCATTAAAATGTTAGTTGATAACAAATTATTATAATCTTCCGTATTCCTAACTACTATTACATTCTCCATAACAAAAATTTAATCTTATGTGGATATTCAACATCCCCATTATATTTTTATAATCTAATTTAAAAAACCAACAAAAATGATTGAAAAACAACCAAAAAATGAACTACAACGATTTACAACTTTAGTAAATCCAAATATTTTATCACACATTAAATTAATTTCATATTTCACTAATCAAAAATTATATGAAGTAGTTGAAAAAAGTATGACTGAACATATTTCAAATTTTGAAATTCAAAACAAAACATCAATTTCATCAATTATTAATTTTCAACAAAAGTTTAATAAAGAAGATATTAAAAATAACCTTCCATCAGAAAACAAAGATGAAAATATAGGTAAAGATAAGAAAAAATAAACCCTTATTAATAAACTATTCCGTTAGTTAGAATAGATAAAAAAAAAGGATACATTAATTTGTATCCTCTTTTTAACCAACATTTGTAAAACTACTTTCTAAAACATTTTTCTCACCTTTATAACTTTCCTCATTCCTTTAAGTAACTTATTAGGATTAAAAGTTAAATCATTATTACTCATAACATAATCAACAAAAAATTCTCTTACCTTTTCATAATATACTTCATCAATTATATCTTCAACAAATACATCATTATCAATAAAATCTTCTCTTTTTATTATTCTACCTTCACTCTTATCTCCGTATTCACTTTCATATAATTTCATTAATACATCATCACTTTTATCATTCTGAAATTGATGAATAACAAACTTTAATTTATCATTTTTTTCTTCCAACCTTTCTACTTTCCTTCTATAAAATTCTTTCATTTTTTGATTTCTATCTTTTATATCCATTTATTTATTTTTTTAATTTATCCCAATTTCTTTTTTCATAATCCTCAATTCTTTTAGTAACATCTTTAAAGTAAACATCACTATATAAATCACAATACCTTCTTCTTAACTCCTCACTTTTAGT